CCACTCCTTCATTCCGTCCTGATTACTACTTGATTCAGGACCAGTACAGCGAACTGGACACTATCAATAACCGTATCTCGATGCTAGTGCAAGCATGTAAGGTGATCGGTGTCTATGATAAGTCTGCGATTGGTGTGGGTCGTATGCTTACGGAGGGATTTGACAATCAGCTTATTCCTGTTGATAACTGGGCAATGTTTGCTGAGAAAGGTGGTCTCAAAGGCCAAATCGATTGGCTCCCGCTTGAGTCAGTTGTTACCGCATTGAACCAACTTGGTGTTGCGCGCGAAGCCATTAAAGGCCAGATCTATGAACTTACAGGCATTGCAGATATTGTACGTGGTGCCTCCAAAGCGTCTGAGACCCTTGGCGCCCAACAAATCAAGGCGCAATTCGCTTCTGTTCGTATCAAGAAACTCCAAGACGAGGTTGCGCGCTTTGCAAGTGATATCATGCGTATCAAAGCGGAAATCATGGTTAAACACTTTGAGCCGCAGATTCTCATCCAGAAAAGTAATATTCTGGCTACGGGAGAGCAACAGCTGATCGGCCCCGCAATTCAGCTACTTCAAAGCGAGGAAGGCTTTGAATGGCGCATCGAGGTTAATGCGGATACGTTGTCACAAGCTGATTACGCTGCAGAGAAGACAGATCGCACTGAGTTCATGTCCATGATGACTAAGTTCATGGCACAATTCGGACCAATGGTTCAGTCGGCCCCCGCTTCGGTGCCATTGTTGTTGACGATGCTCAAATGGGCGGTTGCTGGCTTCCGCAATGCGCGAGATATTGAAGGTATCATCGATAAGGAACTGGACCGTATGATTAAAGAAGCTTCGATGCCGAAGCCGCCTAAACCAGATCCTGAAATGCTCAAGCTTCAAGCTGAGCAGCAAATGGCACAGCAAGAGCATCAGATGGAAATGCAGTCTAAACAAATGGAACTGCAGATTGACAAACAGGTTGCTTCTATGGAGATGCAGCAGAAGCAAATGGAGATGGCATTAGAGCGGCAACGCCTCGAAATGGAAATGGCAATGGAGCAGCAGCGTCAACAGCAACAGATGCAGTTCGAAGCCATTATGAATACCATCAAACTTCAAGCAGCTCAGGAACAGGCTGCAGTCAAACTGGAGAGTGCGAATGAACAAGCCAAAATCAAAGCCAAAGCAGCCGCTTCCAGTGGAGTTAATAAGCCTAATTAGGACGTCGACAGAATCCTGTGCTAAGCTTGCAGATCGGCTGGGCATCTCAAGTTCTTGGGCTTGCAAAATTCGAAATGGTTTTGGTGGTAAGAGGTCAAAATGACACGGCGTAGTTACGTTCAAATCAATGGGGTCCTCTATGAAAAAGGCACTGAACCTTGTAGCGAAACTGGGCAAGCAGGCCCAAGTATTATGCCAGACCTCCCTGATTTCATTTCTCCAATTGACGGGAGACTTTATAGCGGTCGGCGTGGCCTTAGGGACCATTGTGATCGTCATAATGTTGTTCCTAATGCTGACCTTAAGGGGTTGCCTACATTGACGGCAAGCTCTGACCAAAGACGTCCTGAAGAAGTTCGTCGGGACAAGAGCGCTCGTAAAGAGCAAATTATTAGGCTAGTTAACCAACATTACAGGTAAACCATGGAACCAGATCGTCGCGCCACAATCGAAGCCGCATTTGAAGCTGCAGAGAAAGACGCAAATGAAGATGTCACCCCGGTCGTTGAAACTAGCGTTCCGGCAGAAGTTTCTGCTGAAGCAAGCTCAGAAGCTTCGGAAACTGCGCCAGAAACTACGACTTCAAGCGAAGATCAAACAACGCCATCCGAATCTTCTGCGGTCGAAACCAAACCAGAACCTGTAAAAGATGCCGATCTTGCGCCACAAGCATGGAAAGCGCCGATTAAGAGCAAATGGGCTTCAGTTGATCCAGAAGTCCGCCAAGAAGTTCTCCGTAGAGAGCGCGAGATTACGCGTACTCTGAACGAGACGTCTGGGGCTCGGCAACTTGCAAGACAATTCGGAGAAGCTGCAGCGCCGTTCTCGACTAGATTGCAAGCAATGGGTGTTCACCCGCTTGTAGCGTTTCAGAATTTGCTTGCGGCAGATTACCAGCTTGCAAATGGGTCTAAGCACCAGCGTGCCCAACTTGTAGCTAAACTGATTAAAGACTACGACGTGGATATCGGGACCCTTGATGGTGTCCTTGCAGGTCAAACGAGTCCTGAAGCTATTGAGGAGCAGAGACTAGCCAAGCTTCTTGACCAAAGACTGGCCCCTGTTCAACAAAAGCTTCAGACATACGAACAACGCGAGATTGCAGCTCAACGAGAAGCTGAGCAGACTTTTACTTCCCAGATTCAAGATATGGAAGCGGATACAAAGTCCTATCCATTCTTTGAACAGGTGCGAGATGCAATGGCCGATTTAGTCGAAATCAGCGCCCGTCGGGGCCACACACTCGATTTAAAAACGGCGTATAATCGTGCTGTTGCAGCTGATCCGCAACTAGCCCAACAACTGGAATCTGCAAAACAGATCGAGCAACAGAAGCAAGCAGCTCAAAGAGCCCAGCGCGCTAAAGTAGCATCCTCGTCTGTTAACGGAGCACCATCTGGGTCTATGTCACGGGCAGCGCAAGCTACTGATCGTAGGGCCACTATCGCAGCGGCATTTGATGCACTAGGGGATTAGAACTATGTTACTTCTAGTTCGTTATATCCTTGGGCCAGCATCGTTTCCGCTCAAGTATAGTCAGACTACTTCGATTCCAGCGCCTTTTCCTACTTCGCGCCGGGTACCGGCTAGTCCACCTACTTTAGGAGCCAATAATGGCATTCGCTAACAGTGCAATCTCGGACGTCATTGCCACGACGATCCAGTCCCGTACGGGTCAAATCGCAGATAACGTCACGAGTAATAATGCTCTACTGATGAAGCTGAAGCAACGCGGCAACATCAAGACGTTCTCAGGCGGTAATACGATTCTTCAAGAACTCTCGTTTGCTTCGAACGGCAACGCTGGTTGGTATTCGGGTTACGAGACCCTGCCGATCGCTGCCCAAGATGTTATTAGCTCGGCTGAATACGTCATCAAGCAAGCTGCTTGCCCGGTGACCATCAGCGGTCTTGAGCAACTGCAGAACGCGGGCAAAGAGCGCATCATTGACCTGCTTGATGCGCGTCTGGACGTTGCTGAGAGCTCGATGGCTAATCTGATTTCCTCGGGTCTGTATTCGGATGGCACGGCAGCTGGTGGCAAGCAGATCGATGGCCTGCTGAAACAAGTTAGCACGACCCCCACTAATACTGTGGGCGGTATTGATCGTAGCACGTGGCTGTTCTGGAAAAACCAGTACTTCCGCATGACTACGACTGGTGGCGCAGCTGCTTCCGCTGCTAACGTGCAGAATTATTTCAATCGTATGTGGTCTTCGCTGGTTCGTGGTAACGACCGCCCTGACCTAATTATGGTTGATAACGTTCTATGGTCGTTCTATATGGCCTCGCTGCAGAACATCCAGCGTTTCACTGATACCGAAACTGCTAAGCTTGGTTTTGTGTCTGTGAAGTACATGGACGCGGACGTGGTGCTTGACGGCGGTATGCAAATCAACTGGACTTCGACGGGTGCGGCTGGCACGACCCCCTCAGCAGTTCCGGCGACTAGTGCGTACTTCCTGAACACTAAGTACCTGTTCTATCGTCCGCATGCGCAACGTAACATGGTGCCTCTGTCGCCGGGTCAGCGCTACAGCGTCAACCAAGACGCCGCAGTGCAAATCCTGGCTTGGGCCGGTAACCTGACTAGCTCGGGTCTCCAGTTCCAAGGTCGGATGGATAACACCTAATCAATCATGGGGGACGCCTGGGGCTGCCTATTGGCCATGAGCGGTTCGAGACCGCCTTGTCCCCCACCTAACAAGGAGTAGTTTATGTCTCAAGGAAATGCAGCCGCGGCAATTGGACTGGTTAACACCACGAAGATTCCTGCGATTGGTTTGTACGTTCAAGACACGGTTAATCCGAACTCGGATGGTCCGTATAATGGTTGCGTAGGCAATACGTACTGGAATCGGGATGCCATCGATGAAGGCGCAGCGGCCGTTCTAACGAACGGTTTCACTGTTCCTGCGAACAGCGGAGCAGCTACCGGCAAGGTTGGTCGGTATGTTACTACGTCGGCATCGCCAATGACCGTAGCAGCTGACGGGCTCTGCTCGGTTAGCGCGGCAGGTGTTGTTACGGCTACCGCAACGACCGGTCTGTACAAGACCTATATTGCGCCCGCCACGGTTATCCCGGCAGGTAGCTGGATGTGGGTGTTCCTGGTTTAAACCATGAGCAGTATTTTTCAAGGGCTGCTAGACAGTAACGGTAGGATCAGGACCGGTGCAGGTCCTATCGTTACTCATTTTCGCAGTTTGCCTTTGAATGCTGCAGAAGAGGTGGTAGTAGGTAGTGGTCCGATTGTCTACTACTCTGCAGGTATCCCACGGAATGCTGCAGGCGAAGTAGTTGGGCTACAGTCTACGCAGGCATCGTTCTATGGTCCTGGAGCAACGCCTTACGGACCTAATGGCGAGCTGGAGGCTGCACCTCCACCAGAGCCCATCGCCTTCTACTACCAAGGTGTTCCATATGTCGCTGGTGGGGTTTACGCAGGAAGTGGTGCGGGTGGTGCTCCCGCAGTCATTGCCAAGAACTTCACGCTCACACCGGGCATAATCTCTTCCACGTCAGCTGGATACCGTCTAAGCCCGTTGGCCGGCACGCTTGCCCCAGATCAGACTTTTGCTGGTGGTACTATTGACCTTGTCATTGCCAGCGACATTGATCTTTTTGCCATTAGTACTGGTTCAGGTGCCCCGTTCCCTGGAGCTAGCGGTAATTTGTCGGTTCAAATTGGTCCGTATCTTGGGCCTAATCGCTTGATTATGACCTGGGACGGGTTCGATCGCTATGACATAGTTCAAGAAGGAATCTACACATACATGGTTGACCAAATCGGACTTCCTACAGATTTGCGTTTGTCTATCGCGCCCGTCAATACGGCGTAATTCGTCCCTACCCATTAATAACCCCAAGGAACAGAAATGTCCACCGACGTCCTCGATTTTGCAATGAACTTTGATGACAATCAGCAAGCAGAGGCTGATAGAAAATTGCTTGTTGCTTTCTTTAAAGATACTGTCAAGAACGAAACCAAGTCCATTGCAGCAGGTCGTCCGATCTTCGACGAGATTGATCTGATCAAGATCATCACGCCGGGTTCGCGTGATAGTTTTATCAGCGATGCCACTGAACAGTACCAACATCGATTCAAAGCGCAATGGGAACGCTACAAGGCTGGACAAGCTCAGGCCGTTAGTGGCACCCCACTAAATATGTTGCCGTGGTTGTCAGTAGGGCAGATTGCTGAGTTCAATGCGGTTGGTTGCCAAACGGTTGAGCAATTGGTAGGTATGCCTGATGCGATGTCCCAGAAGTTCATGGGGCACCATGCCATTAAGCAGAAAGCGCTGGCATATCTAGACGCCGCAACTAGCGCGGCCCCCATGCTGAAGCTTCAGTCTGAACTAGACAAGCGTGACGAACAAATCAAAGAGCTTCAAGCTCAGATGGCTGCTGTGATTGCTGCCAGCGAGAAGAAAGCTCCTATAAAGGCTTAATATGGCGCAGTACTGGACCGCTATTGACGTTCTGAAACAAGTGACCGGAGAGCTGGGGCTGCCCAGCATTCCGACTGTTACAGGTATAACGGATGTTCAGTCGGTCCAGCTCTTGGCGTTGTTGAACTCTGCGGGTAATGAGCTCATGCTCTACTATCCGTGGGAGCAGCTGGCAACTGAATGGGTTTTTAATACAGTTGAAGGTCTAGCAGATTATGATCTGCCTGCAGATTATAACTACTTTACTGACGCCACTCAGTGGGATCGTACCAACCATTGGCCCCTGCTAGGCCCAAAGTCGCCTCAAGAATGGGCTTGGCTTAAAGGTTCGCTTGTAGCTGCTCTCCCCCGTCAAAGGTACCGGGTACAAAATAACAAGTTTAAGCTATGGCCAGTGCCGGGTGCGACTAGTTTTACAATGGCAATGGAGTACATTGTTAAAAACTGGGTACTTTCAGGCACAAATAGCGCCAGCATGATCACGCAAGATGGCGATATTTTGCAATACGACCCGTGGTTGTTGATTAAGTTTGTAAAGTTTAAATTCTACGAACTTAAAGGTTTCAGCACAACTGGGGTTAATGCAGATTTTATGCGCGTGTTTAACAACCTAACGGGTAAAGACACGGGCGCTAAGATTCTTTCTTTGTCCCCACAAGTTCAGTCCCAGTATATTGGGCCTTGGAGTGTGCCGGACGGAAGTTGGAACGTGTACGGCTAGTAATTAATGTTCGCAACGCCCATTACTGCGAGTAGTAATAAAGTTACGAGCATTCCAGCTCCGGTTGGAGGTTTGAACGCGCGTGATTCTATTATAGCTATGGCACAAACTGATGCTATAGTTTTGCGTAATTGGTGGCCGCAACCCTATGGGTGTAGTATCCGCAAAGGCTATCGCAAATGGACCGAAGGGCTCAGTGATTTAGTTCATAGTCTCGCGGAATACTCTAGTGTCACTGGAACTAGTTTGTATTATGCTTGGGCCGGATCTAATTTCTACGATATCACCATTTCTGGTCCTGCACCTGTACCTATCTACACAGACTTGGCTAGTAATGTACCTTGGCAGTCTATCCAACTAGTTAATGCAGCTGG